AGATTTGCTGCTTGACGTCATCGTGTAATTCGTCCTCGTACCCCACGTGCTCCGAGCCCAGGTGCACCAGAACTTGTTGCTCGCTATCAATTTCGAAGTACTCGGCAACGCGGACGTGGGTCGGGCTATTCCACATCTTGGCATCTTCGCCCACGCCCCCCTGGACCCAGGACACTTCCTGCGCGTCTGGGTGTTCATCCTTGAAGTCCTCCCGCGTTATGAGCTCGCTTATGAAGCCGAACCTGGAGTCCGATCCATCCGGCTCCTGCCGGTCCGGGTCCAGGTTCACACTAAAACTGTTGCGCACCCGCTTGATGACCACGACCTGGTTGAACGTGTCCTCGCGCTCGTATTCGGTCAGGATCCGCACGTACCCGAACCCGATGTCCACTGCTGACTCGAATGCCGTGTCGTACCCGATGTCTGCTGCACAGTCCCGCTCGATGGCTCGCACCATGCCAGTGAGCATCTCGGCTGCATCCTTGTCGCCCTTGCCCCCGACGGGACTCACGTGGATCTGCGGCCGGTTCATGCGCTGGTTGTTGGTGACCTGGCGCGTAAAGGTCGGGATCTTGTTGATGGTCAGGCACGGCCGCTTGTCCATATTGCGCTGCGCAGCAATATCTGCCGGCCACTGCTGGCCATTCTTGAACTTCAAATCATCGAGCGCGTCTGCCCGGTTCTTGGACTCGGCCTCGATGCAGCGCACGTAGCGCTTTCTCATCCTGGCCAGGATCTCCTGCTCTTCACGGGATGTGAGCGTCTCTTCCTCGGGCTCGTCCGGGCCCTTGCTGGTCGTGGCCGCTGTCGGGGCAAGCTTTGTCATGCCCGAGTCGACCCGCGGCATCTTTATGCCCTCGTGCAGCTTCTCCTGCAGGTTGTCCGGGTCAGCAGCCATCAATTACCCAGTTTGCTCATCCCCAGCACGTGCTGCTGTTCTTCGTCCATGCCCATGACCTTGCCGGCAATGGTATTGGTGTGATGCCAGCCCTCGTGCTCAAACCCGGCCGTGCGCACCGCAACAATGCTGTCCTCGCGCAGTGTAACCAGTTCCTCGCCGTCGAGCTTGACCACCTGGTGCCCGTGCTTGGAGAACAGGACCGTCTCGCCCACGTGGACCGACATGTGCCGTACCCACACGCCATATTGGCTCCTGCAGGCCTTGCCAGGCCCAACTGCTAGGATCTCGCCCTCCTGCAGCTGCTCTACGCTGCCTGGAGCCAGCAGGATGTCGCCGACCTTGTCCTCGGCACTCTTGCGCCGGATCAGCACCAGATCGCCCAGCAGGCGCACGTTCATGTTCGCTCCCAGTACAGAACGATTCTCATGCCGAATATGTGAAACTCCACTCGTCCTCTGTTCCACGTGGAACGTCGCACGCAATCCGAGCCGATGTCATACCACGTGGTCTTCACCATGCAAGCCCTCCGGCTGTGGCGTCTCGCCCATCTCCGAGCGTACCTCGCCCGTGTAGTCTCCCGGCTCCTGGCCAGCCCCGATGATGGATGCCAAGATCTGCAAAGCATCGTTCCTGCGCTCACGCCAGCGGGGCTGCGCAGCCAGCAGGGCAAAGTATTCCTGGCCCTTCCATCCTACCGACAGGCGCACCTGGTCCTCGTCCTCCAGGACAGAATAGAACCAGAACTCGCGGTAGGTCAGGCCGTTAATCATGTCATACCGCCATCCAGTCGGTCCCGGCTTCCTCGTTCTCGCTGTAGCGCATGGGAACTACCTCGTGGCGCTGCACAGCAGGGCTCGAGCGATGTCCAACAGCCAGATAGCGGAACGCGTCAGCACCATGGCTAGACCAGTCATGACATGGCTGGCTACGAAAGACCTTGAGCTTCTCATCGTAGTCCTTGTGGTAGCTCCACAGACAGTTTAATCCACGCTCGCACCTGGTCTTGTCGAACCAGCAACGGGACAGGAAAGATCTGGTGGCCTCGATACCGTCGTCAATGCCCAGGCGTGGCACCACGTGAAAATCAATGCCGAGCCCAGCGGCAGTCTCAAGACGAGAGCGCCCGGTGCCAAGCTCACGAACCTCGATGTCATGCGGCGCATGGTGTGCCCCTTTCAGGTCGTACACGTAGCCCTTGGCTGCCAGTGCTTTTGCGTAGTAGCCAAGACCCTCGCCCGATGCCTCAAGATAGTCAATGACACGTACCTCACGTCCGATGGTCTGGGTGAACCAGATGGCGGTAGAGTCCCCAATCCCGAGGTCCCACCAGGTCTGCACTCCTGCGATCGGCTCGTACGGGACACTGGTCAGCCTTCCTTCCTTTTCCGCAAGCTTTAGCTGTGCACTGTAGTACGCGCCCTGCCTGGCGCCCTCGAAGGAGCAATAGTATTCCTGCTGTATCAGGTCCTCGTCCATGCCCTCGCGGCGCTCGGCATCGATGTCGGCGCTGGTGAGGACACCCGTATCGTCCACGGTTAACAGGCTCGTGAACCAGTCCGGATTGTCCCTGGCCATCTGGTACAGGGTCCAGCCGTGGTTCTTGCCGCGTGGCGTGTAGTCGAACACGGCCCAGCCGCCGTTTTCTCGCAGGATTGGGCGGATGTACTCCCAGGCCCGCGGGTCCTGGACAGCGTACTCGGAGAAGATGCAGCCGACCGGGTTGGTGCCCACGATCGAGTCGATGTTGTCGGTGCCCACGATCTGGTAGATGCTGTCATTGATGAGCTTGACCTGCATCTGCTGGCTGTTGCTGCCCTGCACCAGCTCGACCGGGATGTGGCTCATGAACGGAAATCCGTCCCGCTCGCGTCCGTCCCACAGGACCTTGCGGCCCTGGTTGTATGTAGGAAAAAAGTGAAAGTACGTCCCGACCCGCTCGAACGCGCTCTTGATGGCAAAGTTCAGGAGTGTGATGTCCTTGCCGGCCCGGCGGTGCCAGCAGGCTATGGCCCGGCGCTTGCCACCGTCCAGGGCCCGCAGGAGCGGGAGCTGGTATGGACGTGGCTGGTAGTGGTATGGCAGGCGTATGTCAGCCATAGCGTGTCACAGACACGTTGAGCTCGATCTTGCCGGTGTGTTCCGAGCTTTGTAGGCGCGGGTGCGTGTACGGTGCCGCATCCCTGGCCATCTGGGCCCGGAACGGCTTGCTGTTGTCCTGATTACGCATCTCGGCCAGCATGAAGTCCAGTGGCGTAATGCCGGTGGCTTTTACCTGTGCTTGCAGGCGCGAGCGACGTACGTTGGGTGTGCCCTTGACCCGTCCGCCAGTCTTTGTTCCTTTGGCCATAATAGATCCATCACCCTGACCTATTTATGTTTCTTGTGCGCCGGCTTCTTTCCTTTAGCCGTTGCTTTGTTGCCATGCATCAATCCGATCTTGTTCAAAGTGCCGTACACAGCCGACGGGTTTCCTGGATACTTGCCCTTGAGTTTTTTCTCGACCTTCTCGACTGCGCTACCTTTGGGCATGTGCTATTTCCTTAAGGTCAGCGTGGTCTTGCCTTGTGTGTGATCTTCTGCTGGGCGAGCATGCGGCGCATGCCTACCTCGTATACCTTTTGCGGACTGTTGGTCAAGTCGCCGTCCCGATGATTACCACGGACCGGCACGTGCATGACGTCCTTGCCCGGCTTGTGGTAGCTCGAATTGCTGTGCTTGTGCGTGCCGAATCCAGAGTGCTTCATTTGCGCCTCTGGACGACGAAGGAGCCAGAGTGCTTCATTTGAGAGCACTTTTCACATGCCTTGAATCTAAGTGTTGCGGGTGGCTAGGGCTCGAGACAGGGATCGGGTACTTCGAAGCCATGGGCCTGGAGCCAGACTTCGTAGCCGTGTTCTGGGCTGCGCTGCCGGCTGGATTTCTGTGCCTGGTGCTGCTCATGATCTTGCCGTGCTTTTCCGGTGTCGACAGGGAAAACTTTGACATCACCACTCCTTTGCGTTAGGTACTTCCAGGCCCAGTACTGCCGGCCGCAACAGATGTCCATGACAGTGCCACAGAATTAGACATTTCGGGCTTATAGTGCTTTTTGCCGGATCTGTCCACATTTATAGCATCGATGGCCTCGATCTGGCTACGGACGATGTGCACAGCTGCGTCGTCGCC